AGAAGTTTTATACAGGTATTTTTGTTTCTGCCTATGTTTCTAAGGGTGCTCAGGATACATGGGAAAAGGTATTGGACGGCACCCTCACAGGTTTCTCTATCGGCGGGGTAGTCAACGAAGACGAAGACGTATACGACGCTGATATGAATAAAGCATATAGGGTTATCAAGGATTACGACCTAAGCGAACTATCCCTTGTTGATAACCCCGCAAATCAGTTCGCTAATGTCTTGAGCATTGAAAAGAATACCGATGACCACGGCTACCTAAGCAAGACCATGGTAGAAAATGTTTATTGGTGTTCCGAAGACGACATTATTTCAATGAGTAAAGACGAGAGTTCTTCCTGCCCACAATGCGATTCCCTAATGAGTAATATTGGTTTTGTTGAATCGGATGATACTGACAAGGCATCCGTGGTGAAGTCAATGGTACACGAGGTAAAATCAAATGGATTTACTAAGGGCGATTTTGTACGCTTTGGTGATACATACGGCAGAATCGAAAACATTGTCTTCAAGGGTGGGGCCAAGTTTGCGTCAGGGGAGGTAGTTAATGCTACTCCTTCTGACCCTGTAGTGATTGTAAAGTCATATGTTAGTGACGGAAGTTCTTTCTCTGTGACCAACAATCACGATATTACACACCTATCAACCTTGTCAAAGGTTAACACGGTGACGGTAGAGGAGGTTAGGAAAATGAGTGAAGAAGTTATTGTTGTCGAAGACAACGAAGACCTTGAAAAAGGCGTAGCAGATCGTCTACGAGCACAGCAAGCAGCAGCAGCAGAAGCACCCGCACCTGCTCCCAAGGCTAAGGCAAAGGCTAAAGAAGTTGAAGAGCCCGTTGCCGAAGTTGAAGAGGTAGTAGTTGAGGAAGAAGCAGAAGAGGTTGTTGAAGAAGTTGTTGAGGCTGTTGAAGAAGCACCCGAAGGCGATGTTGATATGGAAAAAGCAACTGCCGTAGTTGAGGAAAGTGAGGCATCCGAAACTGAAGAGGCAGAGGAAGAAGTAGTTGCAGAAGCAGAGGCCGTAGTAGCAGAAGCAGAGAATGTCATTGATTTGGCTGCTTATGTTGCTGGGCAAGCAGAACTAACTGAAACTATTACTTCATCACTAAATAACCTCGCTGAAACTGTAAAGGCTGTCCAAGCACAGATTGACACCCTACACAAAGGGCTCGTTGCAGTTGACGGCAAGGTAAATAGTGTAACCGATAATTTTGGAAAGCGTGTTGATGCAGTAGAAAAAGACACCGCTTTCCGCAAGTCTGCTGATCTTGGCGAGATCTTGCAGGAACTACCAAAGGTTGTGGAGAAGTCCACTTCCGCATGGGGCGGTCGTTTCCTCACAAATGCCGACCTATTAAGATAGAATAATGGAGGTGAAAGATATGTCAGAAGAAATTGTAAAGAATAACCCCGACGATGGTGGTATTGGTTCTCCTAACGATGGAAATTTCCAAGGCCAAGGAGCAATCGGTAACATCCATCCACCAAATGACGTTCAGACCCCACCAGGGTCCGTAGTTCCCGATGGTACCCCAACAGGCACCGTTGATCCAACTTACGGCTCCTATGGAGATGGACGACCTTGGGGTGACATGGGCGTTCTCCCTAACGAGGCCCTCATGGGTGAAACCGACCTACCTACTTCAGTAAACCCTAGCGGTCAGCCAGGTGGCGGTGTTCTAAACCCTGATCAGGCCAAGCGATTCATCGACTACGTTTGGGACGCTACAGTACTTGCCAAGGACGGTCGCCGTGTAACCATGCGTGCGAACACCATGGAACTAGAGAAGATCAACGTTGGCGAGCGTGTAATCCGTGCGGCTTCACAGGCAATTGGTGACTACACCAATGCTGGGGCTACTTTCAGTAAGGTTGAATTGACTACCAAGAAGATTCGCCTTGATTGGGAGGTAACCACAGAAGCCCTTGAGGACAACATCGAAGGTGCAGCACTAGAAGACCACCTAGTTCGTATGATGACCAATGCATTTGGTAACGATCTAGAAGATCTTGCTATCAATGGTACTGGCGATCCTGCTGACGGCGACTTCCTAGGCATTATGCTAGGGTTCGTTCCTCAGGTTCGTGAAGGTACAGAGGCTCACCAGGCAATTGTAGATACTAGCAACGGTTGGACTCCATCCGTAATGCAGCAGATCATCTACGCTATGCCACGACGTTACCGTGCCCTCAAGTCAAACCTCAAGTTCTACGCAGGTACCGATACATTTGCAAGCATCGTTCAGAACAACGGAACACTTGCCGACGCTATTGCTGAGGCATTCAACGTTACCGCTGCTAACAACCCAATGAACGGTAACACCGCTGCAAATACACAGGGCTACCTAGATGCCACACAGCAGTTCCCACAGACACTTGGGGACGCTCGTACCACTCGTGTACTAGGCATCAACGTTCTAGAGGTTCCTTACTACCCAGCAGATTATGTTGATCTCACATTCCCATCTAACCGTATTTGGGGATTCCAGCGTGATATCACCGTAAACCGTGAGTACAAGGCAAAGAAGGATACCATTGAGTACACCGTCTTTGTCCGTTTCGGTATTGCTTGGGAAGAGTTGGACGCAGTTGCTTGGGCAGAGTCATCTGTCGTTGCTCCATAATCATATGGAAAACACACAGCAACAACACTATGTTTGTTGGGGCACTCTTCACAGGGTGCCCCATCAAGCAGTTATTATGGTATAATGTAGTTATCTATTAGAGAGGAAATATTATGTCAGAAGAAGATACTACCAAGGTCGAAGAGAAGCCAAAGCGTCGCCGTGGTCGCCCTCGCAAGAATCCTGTAGAGGAACCAAAGGAGACAACTGCTATCGTCGAAGAGGACAACAATGTTATTACAGGTCCCGATGCAGCCGCTATTCAAGATCTATTCAGCGGTAATAAGAAGCAGTCAAACAATCAGGTAGATGAAAATGGAATTCTAGGATCAAACGCAGCAAACAACGCTCTCAATGAGGGTGGCATGAACCTTGATGCGTCAGTCCTAAAGGAGCCAAAGAAGGTAGACGAGGTTGCTTTGTATTCACATCGCAACATGCGTTGGGAACTTGTTGGCGAACTAGAGCATGGATTCAATATCGTATCCAAGGAGGCTGCCGAAAAGTGGGTTACTCGCCCTGGTGTTCGTGTTGCAACACCAAAGGAAGTAGCAAAGCATTTTGGCAAAGATAAGTAATGATCGTAAAGAGAGTGCCACCATTCCCCCTCGTTGTAGAAGTTGATGGCCTACCCACAGACACAGCAGTAATTGTCAAGATTAGCGATAGTTACAACAGGTTGTTGTGGGAAGCAAACGGAATAACGGATGCGAGTGGTGGCCTCTCTATTACGCTGCCCGACTATTTTAGCAAGTATGACGACGACTATTCTATTGAGATTTTTGATGCTCTCACAGGTGATGTTCTATTCGGTGAGTCTCTAAGCATCTATCGCCCATACGTTGACCTTGATTGCGAGGGACTATCAGATGAGGACTGCGAAAAGTTACATCAACTAGAGTCATTGGCTCGTGCTATTATTGATTCCATTACAGGTGGTTTTGGATATCATCGTAAGATTTATGAGTGGACGGGTCTTGGTGAAGACTACATGCCTATTCCATACCGCATCCTAAAGATCAATCGTGTAGTAGAAAACAACACAATCGTATATGACACAATGAGTGAAGATCCTAATTGGAAAGACGCAAAGACATATAGGATTACTCCTGATCGTACAGCAATCACCATTGACGTACAAGGAACGTACAACAGGTGGGAGGCACACCCACAGCGTGTTCCTACCGCACCATCAGACTCTATAAACTATTACACAAGCGACACTTGGGTTGCTGCTCCAAGTGCCTACATGACAAAGGGCATCGTTCAGGTTGAGGGTTCAGGATCTATGTTCCCTATGGGTTGGGACTACGTTGTTGATATGGACGCAGGTTGGCCCACCATCCCAACAGATATTGTAAAGGCCATGCAGTTGTTAATGGACGACATTGAGAACAACGGCGGTGGCACTATCATCGGCGGTAACAATACTTACATCACACAATACGTTAGTGGTCAGTACAGCGTAAAATTTGCTGATACAACTGACGGAAGCCAAAGCAGCGGTACTACAAGTGGTAACAGAATCGTTGATGGTATCCTATCCAAGTA